AAGAAATGGAGATGGCAGCATGACCACTTATATCAATATCAACGGAGATGTTCGTGATGCAGCATCCCTTACAGTTCCAACAGATCGTACCTTTCGTGGTGCATGGTCGTTCAACGGTGATGCCGTAGACGTAGACATGGCAGCAGCACTGACTATCCACAAGGATAATCTTCGTGCAGAACGTAAGTCACGCCTAGACGCACTTGACGTTGACTACATGAAGGCTCTTGAGGCTGGCACAGGTGCTGACGTTATTGCCACACAGAAGGCTACACTGCGCAACATCACAGACGATGCACGTATTGATGCAGCAACGACACCTGACGAACTCAAGGCACTAGACCTAGCCACACTATTGGGAGAATAACCCATGAGTAAGGCAAGAGGACTAGCCGATCTAGGCAACGCCTACAGTGACGGGGCTTTGTCTAATCGTAATGCTGTGATCAACGGAAACTTTGACGTCTGGCAGCGTGGTATTTCTCAAACAAGCTCATCTTACGGGTCTGATGATCGTTGGGCAAACTATAACTTTGGCTCCACCAAAGTGGCTAGTCAGCAGGGTTTTGCGCTAGGCCAGACAGACGTAGTTGGAAATCCTAAATACTACTCTCGAACAGTTGTAACCAGCGTTGCTGGCGCAGGAAACTACGTGTTAAAACGACAAAGCATTGAGGGTGTTACCACGTTTTCTGGTGAAACTGTTACCTTTACGTTTTGGGCCAAGGCTGACGCAAATAAAAACATCGCTGTTGAGTTTTACCAGAACTTCGGGTCTGGTGGTTCGCCGTCAGGTTTGGTGTTCCTCCCCTCACAAACTGTTTTTTTAACGACAAGCTGGGGCAAACACAGCCTTACGTTTGATATACCCAGTGTGTCAGGGGAGACGCTTGGCACAGACGGTAACGATAGTCTGTCGTTTCATTTCTGGTTTGACGCTGGTTCTGATTACAACTCCCGCACTAACAGCCTTGGTCAACAGTCTGGTACGTTTGACATATCCCAAGTCCAACTCGAAGTAGGCGACACTGCAACCCCTTTCGAACACCGCAGTTACGGACAGGAGTTGGCTCTTTGCCAGCGCTTTTATGAGACTTCTGGCTTAGGTGCTGGCGGTAACTATGAGCATCATCGTATCCAAACAAGCAGCACTATGGCGTTTACGTGTCCCCCTGTAAGATACAAGGTCACCAAACGGGCCATCCCAACAGTAACGATATATGGTGCAAATGGGGTTTCTGGTAAAATCAGCGTCATTGGCACAAACTACGATTACTCAGCAGTTTACCAAAGCGGAGCAGATCAATTCTCCCTTTATCATCAAATATCAACAGGTTGGTTCAATTATTTTATTGAATATAACTGGGTTGCAGATGCGGAGTTGTAACTAATGGAAAGCATGAACATTACATCAGCACAATATCAAGTAGGTATTGACGGTAACAACTGCGCAGTAAGAGCGGTAATTGACGGTGCAACACTATCTGTTCCCTTAGACGAGGCCAATCGCCATTATTCAGCCATCCTCAAGCAGGTTGCTGCGGGTACACTGACAATACAGGATGCTGATTAATGATCTTTGGTAGCTCCCCCTTTTCGATTAACGCCTTTGCTTCTACTGCAGAGACACGCTTTGACGTTCAGGGTGTAGCTACCACTGCATCCACTAATTCAGTTGTAACTGTTTCTGCAGCTAATACGTCTATTGTAGGTGTTGTTTCTACTGCTACTGTAGGTAATGCTGTAGTTATAGCTAAAGCTGTAACAGTCAGTGAGTCTGTATCTGCTACAGCCTCTCTAGGTACAACTATTGTCACCGCTAACGCCAATGTACAGCCTTCAGGGGTTGACTCTCAAGGCTATATCGGTACAACTATAGTCTCAGCCTTAGCAAATACATCCGTAACAAGCCCTGCGCTTTCTGTACTACTTGGTAGCACCCAGATCACTGCTGAAGCAGTAGCCTTACCTGCAGGTGTAGAGGCTATACCTAGCATAGGTGAAGTAGAAACACGTACCACTAACGTATTTGGTATTAGATCTGTACCATTAAACATCTACACGCAACGACCTGTTGTGGATGCTGAGCAGTTTGATTACACATCTATTAAAGACAGTTACAGCAGGAACAGGGTAGTCTACGTAGAGGCCACTCCACAGAGATTTACTGTCCTAGTCCCCGCAGACGCTACACAAAGAACAGTATACATTGAAGCTACCCCACAGAGATTTACTGTCCTAGTCCCCGCAGATCATGCACAAAGAACCGTACACATTGAGGCTCCTAACACGGATAGAGTTGTCCGCATAGCAGCATAAGGAACATACTAATGTCATACAAATGGCCTGATAAAGATAAAGATGAGATATTAGACTACAGTGTAGACTGGTCCCGTTTCTTAGGAGATGATAACATCTCTGGTGTAACTTGGTTTATTAACGATGCGAATGGCGTCAAGACTGAAGTAGATGCTGCAGATATTGTGAATGGACTACAGATGGTTCAGAAGACAAATACATTGAACGTGGCTACTATTCGCTTATCCTTAGGGACTAACAACGTACGTTATACCGTCACGTGTAAAGTCACTTCCGTAGAAGGCTTACAGTATGAGCGTTCTATCTTTGTACGTGTTAAGGAGAAATAAGAATGACATATGATTTTATTGGTCTGGTTAATGACGTTAACCGCCGCCTTAACGAAGTAGAACTAACAACGACCAACTTTGCTGGGGCACAGGGTTACTACAACCTTACCAAGGATGCAGTTAACGCATCTATGCGTCACATCCACCAAGAGGAGTTTGAGTGGCCTTGGAACCATACAGAGGAAGAAGAGATCCTAACCCCAGGTGAAGTTCGTTACAGTATGCCTTACAACAGCAAGACTGTTAATATGAACAGCTTCCGCATTAAACGGGATGCAGCGCTGGGCGTAGGGACAACTAAGCTTAAAGTCCTGAACTACGAAGAATATCTTGACAAGCATGTAGATGCTGAGTATAACTCTGGGGAAGAGACAAGAGGTGTTCCTAAGTACGTTATTCGTGCACCTAGTCGTGAGATCCTCTTTGTTCCAGCACCTAAAGACGCTTACGAAGTAGTATACGAATACTACGCTACTGGTGTAGACATGTCGCTCTTTTCAGATGTCCCTGAAATACCCGAACAGTACCGACACATTATTGTAGATGGTGCTATGTATTACGCCTACGTATTCCGTGGTGATATGCAAGCAGCGAACCTTTCTGAGGCTAAGTTTAAGGCGGGTATTAAGAATATGCGTTCTGTTAATATTAACCGCACCGAGTACATCCGAGATACACGAGTACATTACTGATGGCTACTAATTGGCAGACATTCCCTATTGAGTTTAAAGGTGGTCTCATCTCTAATCTCAGCCCTCTTCAGCAGGGTGCAAATGCTGTTGGTTCTGCCACTATCTTGCAGAACTTCGAGCCTGCACGTTCTGGTGGTTACACTAAGTTGCAGGGTTATGTGAAAGCAGATGATGCTGTAGTACCTGGTTCAGGTCGTGTTCTAGGTGTTAAAGTAGTTAACCCTAGTGAGTATATTGCTGCTAGAAACAACGGTTCTACTACCGAGTATCACTTGTCTACAGGTAGTGGTTGGACTAGCTTAGGTACTGCAACGCTACCAGGCGGTAAGATTCGTACAACCGAGTATAACTTTGGTGCGGGTCATTTTGTAGTGTTTGTAGACGGTATTAACTACCCTGTCTTGTATGATGACACAAACAATACCATCTCAGAAATTACCTCAAGCGTAGACTTACAGGGTGCTGAGCAGGTAGCTACCTTTAAGAACACAGTGTTTTTCTCTAAGGGTTCTAATTTATACTTCTCTGCACCATCTAGTGCTACAGACTTTAGCTCGGCTAACGGTGGCGGTGTTATCAATGTTAGTCACGGTATTACGGGTCTTATCTCTTTCCGTGATCAGCTTATTATCTTTAGCCGTAATAATATTCAGCGTCTTACAGGTACGACCTTAGCTGACTTCCAGCTTAACCCTATTACGGAGAGTATTGGTTGTCTTGACCCAGATACCATCCAAGAAGTTGGTGGTGACGTTATGTACATGTCACCTGATGGTATTCGTCTTCTAGGTGCGACTGACCGTATTGGTGACTTTGCACTTGAGGTTGCTTCAGACCCTATCGCAGATGACGTATATAAGTTTGCTCAGAGTACATCTAACTTCTGCTCTATCGTTGTACGTGAGAAAGCGCAGTACCGCATCTTTGCTTACTCTGAGTCAGAGAAGTCTAAGGTTGCTCGTGGGTTGCTTGTGACTAAGTTCTCCAACCAAGGTGCGGCAAGCATGGCATGGGGCGAAAGCTCAGGCATTAAGGCTTACGTAGCTGACTCTAAGTATACATCGTCTGCAGAAACTATTGTGTTTGCTAACGAAGACGGTTATCTTTACCAGATGGAACAGGGTTCTAGCTTTGATGGTGCATCCATTGAGGCTATCTATGAGTCACCATACATGCCTATCTCTGATCCACAGATTCGTAAGACCTTCTACAAGTTAACTTCTTATATTAACCCTAAGGGTTCTTTCTCTTTAGACTTATCAACTAAGTATGACTTTACACGAGCTAACAACCAGAACTTGATCCAGCCTGCATCTACTCGTATCGCTAGTTCTGGTCTAGCTGTATTTATTTATGGAGCAGTTGGCTCTCGTTACAACACTGCAACATACGGCGGTGAGCTAGACAAGGTGTATCAGAACCAGATCATAGGCTCAGGTAAAACTATTTCAATCCGTATTGAAGATAACTCAATTAACCCTTCATTCACACTAGATACTGTTCTGCTAGAGTTTACTCAGAATGACAGGCAATAATAAGGAATACCTCTTATGGTAGGTTACACTCGCCAAGATACGGCAAACAACATCGCTAACGGTAACGTAATTGATGCGGATGATCTCGACAGCGAGTTTAATGCTGTTGAGGATGCTTTTAACACGACTTCAGGCCACTCTCATGATGGTACTGCAGGTCAGGGTGCTGCTATCTCTAAGGTAGGCCCAGGCCAAGACCTTATTGTAGGTACGGGTAACGTACTTCCTAAGTCTAACAACACTATTGATCTTGGTTCACAAGCTGCTCAGTTTAAAGATGCTTGGTTTGACGGCACGGTCTCTACAGACGCTTTGATTGTTGGTGACAACAGCTACACAAACATTTCTAACAACGAGTATGACGTTACTTCAGGCGGCCTAACCTTTGACGTAGCTGGTGATATTACACTAGATGCGGATGGCGGCGATGTCGTACTTAAAGATGGCGGTGTTACTTACGGTAGCCTCAAGGGTGTTTCTAACGAACTATCTATCTTTTCAGGTACAACAGAGGCCGTCACACTTACAGGTGCTGATGCTGTAATTCAAGGCGATCTAGATGTAACTACAAACGCTACTGTAGGCGGCACTATGTCTGTTACAGGTGACATTACTATCCCTACAGCTAACCTGACACTTAACTCAGGTAATGCAGTAATCGGTGGTACTCTGTCTGTCACAGGTCTGATTACAGGCAATATTTCTACTTTATCTAATCACACCACCAGTGGTCTAACTGAAGGCACTAACCTCTACTATACAACTGCCCGTGCTACTACAGACGCTAAGGCGGCTATTTCTGTGACGGATGCAGGTGGTGACGGTAGTGTTACTTACTCAGCAGGTGTTATTACATATACAGGCCCAAGTGCTGCAGAGACACGTGCTCACTTTAGTGCAGGTACAGGTGTAACTTATGCAGGCGGTGCCTTCTCTATCGGTCAGGCTGTAGGCACGTCTGATGATGTAATATTCAATGATGTAACATTCAATAACACTATCGTGAACGGCGACCTTACTGTTAACGGTACAACAACTACGGTTAACACTACCGAGTTAAGCATTGGTGACAATATTGTTACTCTTAACTCAGGTGAAACGGGTGCACCTAGTCAAAGTGCTGGTATCACCATTGAGCGTGGTACTGCAGATAATACATCCTTCTTGTGGGATGAGACGGAAGACGAGTGGTCTACAGGAGGTCAGGCACTTAAAGTAGGCGATCTAGAGGTTAGCGGCAACCTGAGCGTAGGCCTAGCGGTTAGCGGTAGTCTGACAGTAGGCGATCTAGAGGTTAGCGGTAGTCTGACAGACGAACACAGCAATGTCGGAGGTATTATCCCTACAGGCGGCATTATTATGTGGTCAGGCTTGGTGGCGAATATCCCTTCAGGTTGGGCCTTGTGTAATGGCTCTAACAACACCCCTGACTTGAGAAATAGATTCGTTGTCGGTGCAGGAGATACATATAGCCCTGGTAACACAGGCGGGGCTGACTCAGTAACACTCGCTCTGGCCGATATACCTGCGCACGACCACACGTTTAGTGGTACCAGTACAACATCCTCAGCTGGCGCACACACGCACACAGGTACAACAAACACCACTGGGTCACACGCACACTCTGCGTCTACGTGGTCCCCAACGGCAGACAACGTTCATTCAGGATTTGGCGCAGGTAAGTCGCCACAAAAAGGTGCTAAAAGCACCGATTCTGCTGGCGACCACAGCCACACTTTAAACGTGGACAGTGCTGGTTCACACGATCACAGCGTAACTGTATCTGGCACCACGTCCTCAAATGGTAGCGGTAGCGACCACGAAAACAGACCTCCGTACTATGCCCTATCATACATCATGAAGCTGTAAAGATGTCCCCAGTAACATTGACACATGATGAGCTAGAAGCTATGCTTGACCGTGCTGCTAAACGTGGTGCTAGTATAGTACTTAAAGAGCTAGGCTTGACTGATGAGTCGGCAGCAACAGACATCCGTGAAATACGTGGCCTGCTTGATACATGGCGAGGTACACGTCTTAGTATCTGGAACACTTTCGTAAAGATAACAACAGTTGCCGTATTCGGCTTCATCGCTACAGCCATCTGGATGCAGCTAGGCAATAAGTAAGGACTAATATTATGGCTAAGAGATTTGGTGGCTTTACACCTGAACAGATGGGTAAGATTATACCTGAGATGCAGGGTATGCAGGCTGACGAACAAGCTAAGTTCCTTGCTGCTACACCTGGCGCTGCTGCACGTGTCGGTAAGATGACAGAGGCTGCACAGAAGCGTATCGGCATGGCTTATGGCGGCTTGGTTAAGGACGGTTATGCTGATGGAGGTGTGGTTACAGAAGAAGAGCCTACGGCATCAAAAGACTTTGTATCTGAGGCTATGACTGATCCTAAGTCTTTAGTTACTAAGGCTGATGTAGAGAAGATCGAAGTCACAGATGACCAGAAGATTGACCCTACTACAGGTCAGGTAACAGGTGATGCACCTACAGGTACAGTAACGACTGCAGCACCTGTACAGAATGTAGCTGGACCAGAGAAGACACCTGCAGTAAAGGTAGAACCCACACTTACACAAGAAGGTGTTCAGGGTGTTGTAGATAAGGTTGTAGCTGCTACAGGTAAGCCTAGCGATGAAGCTTTGGCTGATGCGGCTACTATGTCACCAGACGAACTAGCCCAGCTAGGCTTGGATGCTGCACAAATCGAAGAGGCACAGACTGTTGTAGCCCCTGATGCACGTAAAGTAGAAGATGGTGAGCTTATCGAAGGCTCTACTGTTGATATGTCTCGTGTTAAGAAAGAGACAAACTTTGAGGCTGTGACAGGTGCACCATCTACGGATGCTACTGTACAGGGGCAGCTAACGGGTTTGATGGAAGACTTTGAGGGTGCTGAACCTCCTGCATGGGCTGCGGGTGCTATGCGCCAAGCTGCAGCTATGATGGCTTCACGTGGTCTAAGCTCTTCCTCTATGGCAGGGCAGGCTGTAGTACAAGCTGCTATGGAAAGTGCATTACCTATTGCACAGATGGACTCACAGACATTCGCTAAGTTTGAGTCACAGAACTTGTCTAACCGTCAACAGACTGCTATGTTTGCTGCAGAGAAACGTGCTGAGTTCCTTGGCCTAGAGTTTAACCAAGAGTTTCAGTCTCGTGTTGCTAATGCTGCTAAGATCTCTGACATTGCTAACATGAACTTCACTGCTGAGCAGAACATTGCTTTAGAGAATGCTCGTATGGCACAGTCTGTAGACATGGCTAACCTAAGTGCAGCTAATGCTAAGGTGTTGGCTGATGCTGCAGCCATGACTCAGACAGATTTGACTAACCTGAACAACCGTCAACAGACGCAGGTACAGAACGCTAAAGCCTTCCTAGATATGGATATGGCTAACCTTAGCAACACACAACAGACTACACTATTCAAAGCACAGCAACTAACTAACGCTATGTTCTCTGACCAAGCTGCATCTAATGCTGCTGCACAGTTCAACGCTTCCTCTGAGATGCAGACAGAGCAGTTCTTTCAGAACCTTACGTCTACTGTGTCTATGTTTAACACAGAGCAAATGGCTGCACGTGATCGCTTCAATGCAGGTGAAGCTAATGCTATGGAGCAATTCAATCAAGGCATCGTTAATATGCGAGAGCAGTTCAATGCCGCTAACTCTCTAGTAGTAGAGCAAGCAAACGCAGCATGGGCACAGTCTGTTTCTACTGCAGACACAGCAGCCATAAATATAGCTAACCGTGATGAAGCTATGGCTGCATCTGAGATGACCTCCCTAGCCTTTAATGGTATGCTGCAAGAATCTCGTGATCTGATGAGCTTCTCATGGCAGACGGAGAACAACAATGCTGATAGGGCTACGAAACTGGCTATCGCTAAGATTACATCAAATGATGCTAAAGCGGATGCAGCGGCAACTAAGAAAGCCTCTCTTTGGGGTGCTATTGGTAACTTCGCTTCTGCTCTCATTAGATAAACAATACAATCCACAGGATACACAAACTATGGCTGACCCATATAAGTTCTCATTTGATGTTGCAGCGTTCTTAGAAGAACAAGAGGTTGCTGATACATCTGTTGCACCTAAAGAGGGTGTCATGAAAAAGCCTGAGGCTCCTGTTGAAGAAGCTCCTATGTCCAATACCGACAGGCTCAAGAAACGCTTTGCTGATACTGTAAGTAGCTTTTACAGTAGTACGCAAGATATACGTGATAGGTACAATAAAGCACAAGAGACTAACCCTTTGCTTGGCCGTGACGCTGCACAGAGTGAGTGGATGAAGGCTCTTAGTACGCCTGCTGTAACTACTACCGCCCTTGGTCCTGATATGGATACTATGGCTATGCAGGATGCACAGGAGCAGGCTGCTATGCGTTCTGCTTCTGGTATTACTGAATCGTTAGGTCGCCCAGCGCCTGCAGGTCTTGGGAATGCACCTGCTCAACCTGAAACACCTGTTATCTATGAAGCGGCTGCTACTGTAACTAATGGTGCAGATTCTGTTGTAGATCGCACTGCTCCTGCAGGCCTTATGACACGCCCTGTACAAGAGACTGTATCAGAGGTTGATACGGCTGTTGCTGAGTCTGAGGCGCAGGGTTCAGATGTCATGACCAGTCTTCGTCCACAACTCCGTAACGACTTAAGCTCCCCTGATACAACAACAAGAAATAAAGCAGTCCAGAATATCATCGGCACAAAGGCAGATGGTTCTTTTGGTAGAGGCTCTAAAGCTAAACTAAAGGCGTGGCAGTATAGACATAACCTCCCTACCACAGGAGAGATAGATGCAGGCACCCTGAAGGCCCTTAAAAACAAGGATACCTATGACCCACGAAAGCTAACAAGGTCTAATTTTATGCAGACACCTACTTTTGATCTGCTTAAAGGGGTTGAGGGTTTTGAAGAGAAGGCTTACCTAGGCGCTATAGGAGCAAACTTTAAGTCAGGCCTTACTGTAGGGGCGGGTATTGACTTTGGACAACACACTAAAGAGGCCCTTCTGAGTAAAGGCTTGCCTAAGTCTCTTGTAGAAAAAGCTGATGATGCAGGTTGGGTAAACCTAAACCCAGACAATATTATAGACCCTCGAACAGAGGCCCCTGTTTCTGCAGGTCGTGGAACTAAGGCACAAAGAAGAAAGCGTGGCGAAGTACTTCTTAAGGAGAAGATGGCAGAACAGAAAGCAGAAGGTACCTTCCCTACTTTTACCTATGAGGAATTAGCTGCTTCAACCCCTGTTATGTACAAACCTTACCAAGATGCAGCAAAAAAAGATTATGATACGGTTGAAGGAGCGGGTTCTTTTGACGCTCTATCAAAGGGGACAAAGGCTGTACTGGCTACAGAAAAGTATCACCGAGGCGAGGGCTACAACATATCATATCTGTTTGAGGGTGCTAGAGAGGATGACCCTATACTAGCAGCCGCTGGTATTCGTAATGATGGCCGTAGTAACAATATGCAGGCTTGGTTGCGTAAAGTAGGGTTGGACAAGTAATGTTCGGACTACCCCTAGAACTCATCACAATGCTATTCTCAACGATCCTAGGTGGCGTAATGTCCATCTGGGGTCAATCTAATAAGAACAAGGCTGAACATCAGAGAGCATTGGTCGGTGCTGTAAGCCAAGCACGTGAGCACGGCAAGACAGACGTACACTTTGCTTGGACACGCCGTATCATTGCTCTCTCTGCTGTGTTCTCCATTATCGTATTGCCAAAGCTTGTGGCTGTATGGTATCCTGAAGTAAGCGTAGTTGTTGGTTACACAGAAATGCATGGCGGTTTCTGGAACTGGTTATTCGGTACGCAGGAAGCAATCCAATGGAAAGCCGCATATGGCTTTGTTATTACACCCCTAGATACACATATTGTCTCAGCTATTGTAGGTCTCTACTTTGGCGCTGGATTCACAAAGTAAGGTACTATTATGCCAGATCAATTCGCACAACCCATTCCAGGCCAGTCACTGACTGACATTCCACGTAACTCTCCTTGGGAGCGGCCACCTGAGATGGTTGAGCCTGCTAAGATCACAGAGTATTACATTAAGAAACTTAGTGATGATGAGCTGCTACAGGACTTATCTCTTGTGTTTGAGTTGGGTGGTGACTTACGCTCTACAACAGAGGCGATGCTTTTGATAGGCACACAGCAAGGTCTGCACACTGTCGAAGCAGGTATGCTCGTAGCTGAGACTGTAGGCACATACATCAAGCTTCTGATGAATGACATGGGTGTTACTCCTAAAGAAACAAACCGTGATCTAACAAAAGAATCAACAGACCGTGAGAATAAACGGATACAGCTTCTTATTAAGGATGCTATTGAGAGTGATGACGGTACATCCTCTGGCGTACTAGAAGAGATGCAAGAGGCTGCAGAGTCTGATATGGAGATGCCTGAACCTCAAGAGGATGTCATGGCTGAAGAAGTAGAAACAGAAGTTGAGCCAATGGGTCTCATGTCACGAGGTACAGAATAATGGTTGATTACACTGCATTTGCTACAGCCTTCCTAGAAGGTTCAGCCAAGATCATCAATGAGCGTAAAGACAAGAATGAGGATTACGAAGACAAGCAACGTGAGCTTGCTGAGAAGAACAAAGGCATTATCACTAGACGTAAACAGATTGTAGGTCAGGCACGTACCTTAGCTGCCCAAGCAAAAGACCTTAAGGCGTCAGATGAGATGATCTCCGCTGCAATGCAGTCAGGCCCGACAGGGCTTACTAACTTGGTCAAGCAGCTTAGCCAAGGTAAAGCGGTGGCTAAAGGTCGCTGGGATGAGCAAGCTGCAGCTAACATGGTAGCAATACCAGAGGGTTATATTATACCAGAAGGCGATCTACAGAGTCGTATTTCTAAAACATACGGCTTACCTGAAGCATCTGTAGGCTCTACTGAAGCACCAGAAACGTCTTGGTGGCAGAGAGCTACAGGCAAAGGCGGTCAAGCCCGTGTTCGTGCCGAGCTTGATTCAGAAGCTTCTTTTGGTGGTTACTCTGTGATGGATATTAACGAGTTGGCTCAGCTAGAAGAGTACAACAGCTTATCCAGTGGTACCTTCGTTAACTACACTGTACCTAAAGCATTTACTCCTGAAATGGTAAACTCTGAGCAGAGCACTATTAACAACCTACTCAAAACTACAGAGAATAACCCCGAACTTATCGCAGCCAATGCTGAGCTTGCTAGGTTGAAGGGTGTTAAAGTAGACCTAAGTAACCCTAAGGCAGTCGCAGAGCATAAATTAGCCATAGACGCACAGAGAGCTATCGTATCGAATGTACAGCTAGGTGTTCTAGGCCCATACCTGCAGCAGCGCCAGAATGTCTACCCTTATGGGTATCTAGAAAACATGGCTCCAACTG